AAACTACAAAACATTTACCACCATGTGCTTCTATTTCTTTCATTGTTTTTGATTGTAGTTCAGTTGGTTTTCTACTTATATTTGCTTTGCATTCTATACCAATGAATTGACCTTTGACTATGGCAACTCTATCAGGAATACCTGCTTTACCAAAAGGCCCTGACTGAGGACTGTAATACCACACGCCCATCTCTTTCAGTGTGTTGTCAAGTTTGCGTTTTATGTTACCTTCAGGTGTTCCCATAATTGTAGTCTACACTGGTTTACAGTATTGTCAAGTTTAATTTAAAGAATATTCACAAATATGTTGAGCAGGACAAAACCTGCACAGACCACTAGGTTTAGGAGGCCATGTATTATTCTGCACAGATTGATTTATTCTTTCTGTTTTCATTAATAACTTTACCCACATGTCTTCTGCATCTAACCTATTATATATGTGAGAGTCTAGTGCCATATCCTTTAGCCATACAAAAGTTGACTTTACTTTTTTAACTTTAGGAAAATGACTAAAGACTTGTAGAGCAAACATTTCTAATTGAGAAAAGTCAGGTCTTCGTTTACCTGTTTTCCAATCCATAACTATTGCATTGTCATCAAATATAATTAACACATCAAGTATACTTCGCAACCAAGCATCTTTCTCCCACCAAGTTGTTGGTGTAAGGTTTTCATTTAATGTTAGCTTTTGTTCTACTTGTAAAGTACCACCTAAATTTTCTATACTTTTACATAAAGGTTCGTATGTCTCAGACTCTTTGGGTAAAGTTGTTTTATCTTTTAGTCTGTGTTCAAGTGCCTCGTGTACTCTCTCACCATATATAGTGGCATCACTACCTGTATCCTTTACTTCTTTGGTTATCCTTTGGTGGTAATATCTTTTAGGGCAGTTCTCGTACATCTTAATAGCCGAAAAAGAATGTGTAAGGTTTGTCATTTGGCGTCCCCATAATTACGACCCACGCCTGACTCACAAGCAACAGGTAACTCTCTTGCCCAGGTAGGTGCTGTTGACATTATTGTCTCAACATATTCTCTTGCGTTTGTCGTATCATCGGACGTTGCGGAGATAATCACTTCGTCATGTACTTGAAAGGCAACAGGGTAGACTTGTCCGATAGTAGTCATTTGTTCTGCGACTACAATCCTAGCCAATGCCTGCACTACATTCTCTGTAACTTTACCTCCGTATATTTTAGTCCAGTCTATTTTTTCTTGTTCGCCAGTCATGATTCTTTTATGTGTTAGTTTTCTAAAAGTTCTAGCGTCAGAGATATACTCAAAACCATCAGCAGTATTACGCAACGCATGATACTTTATATTCAATCCATTAGGTAAAGTTATACCATCTTTAGTATAAGGTAGTAAAGAACATATATTACCTGACGCACCTTCTAACATACCTTTGAGAGCATGATTACAACTGTGCCACAGTGATACTATATTGTGGTTCTTTTGTCTGTATAAGTTTACAATTCTTTTTGCCTCATTCTCATCTATGTCCACAGCAATACCACCTTGACCAAGAGCAAGAGTGGCTTTAAACTTTACATGACCCATGCCATAACCTAAACCAAGTATGCAAGTCTTACCTACAAATCTTTCTACCTTGTCTTGCTTAGTTATTTTTCTACCATAAATCTCAGTAGCAAACTCACTGTATACATCTCGACCTTCACGGAACGCTTGCACCAAATCTTGTTGTCCTGCGATATACGCTACGACACGAGCTTCAATCTGAGATGAATCACAAGCAATTAAGTTATAACCTTCAGGCACAGTGATTGCTTTTCGTATTGCTCCATTTCTAGGTAAGTTTTGTAAGTTAAGTTTATCTCCACCTGAGAACCTACCTGTGTGCGCACCATAATAATTTAGCATAATAGGTAATGCTCCCCTTTCTGCAACCTTAATTAAGTTCTCTGTTCTAGTTTCTTCAATGGTGGATTTTGTGCCAAGTCGTGCTTGTACTAGTGTTTGTACCTTTGGGTCAGGATGTTCTAATAAACCAGTAAACTCTTTATCTGTTTTAGCAAAGGCATAAGTTTCTTTACCAGTTCGTAAACTTGTTTTGATAGGGGGTTGCACTCCAACTGTTTCCAGTATCTTTGCGAATATCTGATTAGACATAAGTGCTTTCTTAATTCTTTCTTCACTCATACCACTTAGTGCTAAAGATTGTATTAATTTTTTCTTGTCATCTTTAACCTTTTGTAAATGGTCGGACAAAACTTTTTTATCTAGTATGATACTAGGCTCTGTATACATACGAATAGTTTGGTCTATAACCATGAGTTCAGACACAGGTATTTTAAATTGTAATTCTTTGAATAGTTTATATGTCAAGTTGACATCCTGCAAACAGTAGTCTGCATACCTGTCAAGTTCTTGTGGTGTAAAATCTTTTCGTTGTTTACCTAATGCTTGGATAACTTCATCTCCTTTTTGCCCTAGGTTATAGAAGTTTGATAGTGCTTTGAGAGAACATCCTGTGGTTGAATTGTGTAATGGTTTTGCCATAGACATAGTATCTAACCAAAACTTAGGTTTAATATTGTAGAGCCATGATAGTATTGCGCCATCAAATACACAGTTGTGTGCAAGTATAGCATCTTTAGAATAGTCTAATGAGTTCAGAAACCTACCGACATTGTCTCCACTGTACCAGTCGGCAGGGTTATCATCTACCTTAATGCCTACACCTATAACCTCAAACCTTTTGTCTCTTATGTATGCCTCGGTAGTCATCTTTGATAATGAATACTCACGATTGTAGTAAGTTTCAAAGTCTATTGTGATTATTTTCATTTCTTATTTCTTCTTTCGTACCACTTTTTTCTTCTCTTGTTTCCGTAAATGGTGTCTACATGATAGACCTGCGTATCCGAAGTTGCAAACAACTCCGTCTCTTGTTGTATAAGTTCCTTTAGTATACTGTACTTTACAAACCTTACATGTGAATGTTCCTGTCCATACATGTTTTTTATCTCTCATTCTTCATTTATTTCTTCTTCTATTTATTGTGGGTACTTGTTCTCCTGCTAATGCACTATAACCACATGCGTCAACATAGTTATCCAAGTTGCTAGGGTTCTCAGTTGTCCTAGCAACCTTGTATAATGTCATCATCATAGGTACTTCATGGGGGAAGATATCTACCCCCAAGTATGTACTCCATAAATCTGCTACCACTTCAAAATTTTTACTAGCATCACCATGTTCTTTCTGTCTATCAGATGAAACAAGTTTGTCTGCTTGTTGAAGAATACTAGACCTATTGTATTTACTCATTATCATCCTCCTCAACTACATCTAAAAGTTCTGCTTGTGTATAATTATGTTCTTCTAACTGTAATTCTCCGTCAAGACTAAGACCTCCCTCTCTAATTAAAAGTTCTCTAGCCTCTTCTTCACTTTCTGCTGTAACAGTATAAATGTATTCACATGGAACACTATATTTATAATACTTTTTAACCATCATTACCTCCCTGTAAAGTATATAATTCCACACCTTTACCACATTGTAAAGCATTATTATTACAAACTTCTACTGCTTGTTGTGATGTTGCACCCATACCTAATGCACCTAGAGCCATATCCTTTGCATCTCCAAAGGCACAAGGTGGGTTTCGTTTGATAAGTTTGTTGTAATGAAGTTCATATAATCCGTCTGCTTTTACCACAACAAGTTGTGCCATGCCATGTGGGATAGTAGGCACAGGTTCTTGCATACCTTTTAAATACCAATCGGATAATTGTTTTATGTACGACAACAATCCTACCCCACTAACTATACACACTTCATTATCTTTGTTCTTACTATACCAAGCCTTAGATGACTCCCATTTCTGAGAGCCATCATTAGCCATTCTGTCAGTAGCAAGAGTCTTTCCATCCCATACTATTACAGTCATCTTTTACTTACCTCCTCTAGCGTGATGTTCTTATCACCCCAACCATAATGGTATTTCTCCTGCTTTCTTTCATCATGTCCTTCACTTTTAAAGACATTAAATCTT